GAGGATATAGTCGATTTATCCGTATACGGTCGTAAGAATAATCGAGATAAAGGAAGTGGGTTTCGTATGCCGTGGTCTCATAAAAAGGAGAAGCACGAAGCGTGTTCCGGAAATGGGTGCAACGAGTGTGGTAATACGGGTAAGATAACGAAAGGGGAATATTTACCAATTTTCAAATACACGAGTAGACCAAAAACGGTACGTGAGGATATATCACAAGCACCATCGGTAGAAATCATGCACATGGTGACATTGCGAACAGAGAATACAAAGTCTGTATTCGTAGAAGGCGCAAAGAAGGACGAAGAATTCGAAGTTATCGATACGAGAGACGAATTAAAAGATGAAGAAGTGTGCATGCTCATAGAGAAGTTTATTCAAAAACATATGAACGGATACCAAACAGCGTGTGTTCAGAGGATATATAATAATTCGGGTACATTTGTTATACAGACGACATCTAAATATTGTCAAAATATAAATAAGGAGCATAACGGAAACCACGTACGTTTTCACATTAAGGGTAAATTTATACACCAGAAATGTTTTTCTACACACGGGACGTGTCAGGATTTTACCGGAAGAGATTTTTTGTTAACGCCCGATATCATCAGTAAATTATACAAAGAGGACGAAGTTCCTAAGAAATCTAAATTTAAATTTATAAATCAAGATATAGAATACACAGATGCTAGGGCGTGTATACACGCATTTATTACTAAATATATGACGGCGTTTTGTAGAGAGGTAAAGGAAATAATACCCACAAAAAAATCAAAAAAACCTAAACATTTCGAGGTTGTTTCAGATGCGAGGTGTCAGGAGTGTGATACCATGAATATGAAAATATACATCGAAAAGAAAATTATATACCAGGAGTGTAAATGCCCACGTAGACGTTATGAACTTAACGTTAAATCACTCGATAAATTATATCCTAAATAAATATATGTATGCCGTTATATTTTTGGTATTTGTTATATACATAACTACAAAAATCGTGAAAAGAACTAGGGGGTTTGATAAGGTCGATATAATCATAAAGGAAACGCTTAAATATTCAGGTATAAATAATTTCCTCTATAGTGAATTTTTAGCAAATATAAACATGGCGAAAGAGTATATAGATCACGTCGATATGTCGTCTAAAATGTTATATAGATCTATCAAAACATTAGAAAATATAGGTTTAGAGGGTGTTTCGGGTGATACAGATTTTCAGGAAGACATAACTAGATTATCCTTAGCTTTGGCATACGAATTCGAACAAATTTTAATAGATCAGGCTATTAATAATAACATAGAATTCAAACCAAAATATTTAAATGATAGGATGTAATGCGATAATAGAGCTTAAAAAAACAATTAAACTAATATAAAATGGAGACAGATATAGGCAACCCCATAGATTTTGAACCAGACATCCAAATGAATAATAAGGAGAGTGATCCGGTACCGGAACATGAAAATAATAATAACGAAGACCCGTTTTATTTTCATCAACCGCAAATGATGATGCAACAACCACAATATCAACACGCGTTCCCCAATAACGGAAACGATTTTTTTGCAAATTTGGACAAGACCGCGTATGCTATAATTTTCGTCGCATTTATATTAGGATTCTTTATGGGAAAAACCATGCAACCTGTTATCCTCAGACCAGGATGATTCTATGCCGGTGAAATCACCTATTGGACCAGTCGTTGGTTCTGTAAAATACGCCCTACTCACAACAAGCGGGTCTTTGAGCGTATCACGTAAAACTTCAGACGCCTTTATATCGGGTTTACTTTTTTGTGCTCTATCATACAGTCCTAAAAATAAACCAATCGCGAGCGCTACAATAAGAATGGTGATTATGTTTAAGATAATACTTATACTCAACATACTTACATTTATATAACAAAATTATTTACTTAGAATTCACTTCCTCTTCTCCGTCATCGACCGCTTCAGAAATAACCGCATCGGTAGAGGATTCCGTAATTTCACCCTCTTCGATTTCACTTTCCTTTTCCTTAGCTTCCTTTTCGCGCTTTTCTTGTCGCTCCTTGATTTCTTGTGCGACCATGGCATCTGCCTTCTTAACGAGTTCTTCCATCGGGGTGTCCGGTTCTTCCTTTTGCAACTTTTCAAGAATTTCTGCTGGATGACTGATGGGTGGTTCATCTGGTTTGTTATAGTATTTACTGTTTTCATCTCCGGGTTTGATGTACGGGGTATCCGTACCTTCGAGTTTAATGGCTTGCATATCCCGTTTACGCTCTTCAAACATTTTAGCGGCCTGTGCCTGATTTTCCCTATAGCCCTGCATAAGTGCTTCTAGTTTTTCATTATTGAAATGAACGTCTTCGATTTTGGTCGGATCCGGTGGGATTAAGAGCCATTTGTACATATCTACCACATAAATATCGAATGTACTATCTTCGTTTTGTAATCTTTTTGCATGTGCCGCCGCTTCATCGCGGGAATTGAAACATCCTCTAATTTTAATTCCGAATTTGTCATTTTTTTGGGGCGCTTCGGGGCCTACGATAGATAGGCACGCAAATAACTGACCCGGGACGGTCGTGTAATCTTGTTCGAGACTCATTGATATACTACGTGTGTGTATTAACTTTAAGCCAGCTTAAAAATATATCGCATGAAACAATATATCACAAATGCATGAATTTTGGTCCACGCAACCTGTACCCAATGATAAAATAAACTATCACAAAGATGGAGAGATAGATGCATCACGCAACCGTAATATAAAATCAATTATACTTCCCGATGGCTATGTATGGAGTTGTTGTTCATTACAAGAACTTTATCCATTTTTACTAAAACATTACATATCCGGAGACGTGTTTGATTTTGCGTATTCAAAGGATATGATAACATGGTCATTGTATGCACCCGGATTTAAAGAGTATTGGCACATCGCTATCAGAGAAGAGAGTTCTGGTAAACTTGCTGCGTTTATATCAGGCGTCCCGTTACATATTCGCGTGATCGATAACGAGATACCCGTCACACAGGTTAATTTCTTATGCGTGCGTAAGGATTTAAGAACAATGGGATTCGCACCCCTTCTGATAAGGGAGATAACGCGTCGCTCTAATATATATAATGTTTGGCAAGCTGTATACACCGCATCAATATGTATACCTACGCCAGTGTGTCAAGTCGATTATTGGCACAGGCTTTTAAATGTAGAAAAATTGAACAGACTCGGATTTTCGGACACCGATGAGTCCAAACACATGCTACGAGGTAAAACCCATTTACGTAAAATGACTGACGAAGATGTTTCATACGTGACAAAACTTTTCAAAGAACATACATCTTCTTTTAAAATAGCACCCGTCGTAAACGAGGAATATGTACGATATTGGTTGTTACCGCGCGAGGGTATACTTTATTCCTATATAGATAAAGATAAGGATAAGTTTGTGTCGTTTTATAGCGTTCCACTTGTACACAGAGAGACCGAGGAGATTATTCACCAGGCATATATTTTTTATATGGTGGGGGATTCCTTAAACGATGCAGCGCATCTCGCTAAGAAGGAGGGGTTCGACATGTTAAATTGTACGAATGCAGGGATTAGAAATTCAGAATTGTTGAAAAATGCGTTTTGTATGGGGGATGGTATGAATCACTATTATTTGTACAATTGGGCCACACAGGATCGTATATCTCGAGAAGATATATGTCTCACAATAGTATAAATGGAGAGGGGTAAATTTTTTACCATACTAGCGACGATCGTTGGTTTGAATACATGGACGGTGATGACCATGGATTTGGATTTCATTAAAAAATACACCCCGTTAAATGACGATGAAGATTAATCATTCCATCGCGAGAGACTTTTCCACGAGATCTTTCAGTGTTAATATGATATGGGTGTGTTCACTTGATATCATACATTGTGGATTTAGAATGACTTCTAAAATACGTGTATTGTCGTCAGGATCGCCAGGAAGGTCGAATTTTCTTATATAATCCGCCGCGGTGTAAATGAGTGCGTCTAGAAATTCCTCGATCGCCATGTGCATCCATGAATCTCTGGGAGTTCCCCAAGACATGGTATCCATACACACACGAACACCATGCCCATATTTAGATTTGCCGAGATTTAATCTTCCTAAAATTAAATCGCGTACCATATACTTATTGGGTATAGATGTCTTTAAATAAAATAATTATAAATTGTAAATGATATATTTCTTAAGAAAAATGTTCAAAGCCGTGAAATTATGTGAAATGAATAGATCATTCAGTTATACATTCGGAGAATGACCTAAGTGATTTAAAAATATAGAAATAGATAATCATAGAATGGAGTCTATTCGTCGTCATCACAACGATGAAAAGCGCTCTCTCATCCAAATGGTCACGCGCGAGGGACATAACATTTTGGATGTGGGCTCTGGATTCGGCGGTGACCTACAAAAATGGAAACACGTGGGTGCTTACATAAGCATGTGCGAACCAAACATAGACTCTCTAGAAGAGGCAAAAACGCGCGCTAGGAATATGAAAATTCGCGTAAATTTTTATCACGGTGATATATTCGCGGCGCCACGCAGGCGTTATGATGTCATATGTTATAACTTTTCTCTTCATTATATTTTTGAATCTAGAGACTTTTTTATAACGTCTCTTCGGGAGATTAGAAATAGAATGAATGTGGGTGGGTATTTTATAGGTATTATTCCTAATTCAGATAAAATTATATTCAGGACACCTTTCCGTGACGATTTAGGGAATTTTTTTATAATGGAAGAATCAAGTTCAGGAAATTTCGGAGAGAAATTATCCGTCAATTTGACCGATACACCATATTACAAAGACGGACCCAAACCAGAACCAATCGCACATAGAGATTTACTGATAACACATGTAGAAAATATGGGATTTACTTTAGAGTATTGGGAGGATTTAGAAGGAAACCCTCTTTCAGAATTATACAGTAAATTTATCTTTGCATATAGAAAATGATACTTGCTCTAGTACTTGTAATCATAAATATATTCATATATATGAACACACGCGAACCAGAAAATCTCAGGATAGTCAAGGAAAAATATAGGATTTTACGCGAACATTTAAAAGAGACGAATAACGAAGAATTTGAAATGTTGCAGAAACCCATACCCATTACGGCGCATACTAGAACAGACACGATCGGGTATAATACAAATAAGGGTCAGGAGATTGGTTTATGTATAGACGGGGACACAAACAAGATCATGCATGTTTTAATACATGAACTAGCTCATAGTACTATAAAAGAGTATGATCATAGCGACAAATATTGGGATAAATATAATAAATTAATACAAATTTGTAAAGAACTCGGGATATACGAACCGATTACTCAGAAGACAAAATTCTGTGGAAAACACGTACAAGATAAATAATTTCTCAGTAAAATACAATAACCATGGTAGAAGCTACTCCGTATTCCGATGTGGGTATAATGATGTTATATTGGATTTTTGTATTGTTTACACTAGCGTCTCCATTAATCACGGATAATTATACAGCAAAGACTATACTACTCACATTCGTTATCCCAAATATGCTATTATCTCTGTCCACAGGATTACCTCGTTTATCGGTCGATAGAGGATACTTAATAGCGGCGGTATTTTTGGCCACACTCGTCGTTTTTGCTGTAAGCGAAGTACATCCACGGTCAAAGACAACCATCAAAGAATTTGGTAAGGATAAAAACAAGACACTAGAGGGTGCAGGTATCCTTACATGTGCGTTTGTTATTGGTGGTATACTGTCTTACCTCATAATCGATAAATCTATATACGATTCTCTAAAGGAAACGAATATGAATAACGCGATTTAATCTATATCGAGTATATGGTTTAATTGTGTACCATTTAACCACCCATGATTAGCGGCGTCTCCATATTGTTCACTAACCGTGTTTACATTAGTATTATCATCGTCATCATCGAGTGATAATTCTGCAACAACAGTGGGTGTGTTAATAAAAGTTTCTGCATAACGTGTATTTTCAGGAAGTGTGTCGTCGTTTATTGTATATTGTATAGGCGAGTTCAATGAGCCTTCGTCTTCACCTTCGTCTTCGTACCGAATAAGTAGATTTTCAGTCGCTCCAATAACTCGTGGATCCAACATAGCCATTTCAGTTTCAAGTTCATCTATTTTGTCATACAATTCTTCTTTTCGAGCCATTATTTCTGTCAGATGTTTACGTACAAATGAATTTTCGAGGGTCATATATGTTTCACACAGTTCACCGAACATTTTTTCAAAGTCGGCTATTTCCTGTTCAGAACCATTTTCTTCATAATGTTTTTTGAGATAATCATACGTCCAATCTTCTAAGCGTATTCGATGTAAAGCGCAAAAATGTTGAACCACTTCGTTTTTAAAACCAATGACACGTCGTTTGCGTATTTTAAAATAATACGTCTCTTCATCTACGAGTCCCTTTATTTCGTGTTCTTTACATCGTATTTCTGACCATAACCTATTACATTTATGATTGTTGTAAAAATAATTTATTGTATCTTCGTTTAAACCTGCTATATTTTGGATAGATATGGGTTGTTGAAATACGTTAGGTGTTGATGACACTTTAGATTGGAAAACCGTACGCATGTGGTTGCATATTTGTAGATAATCCCCCTCTTCTATAATATGTACATCTTCACCCGCATGTTTATCTATGAGGGTTTGTATTTCTCGGAGGCTGTTAGAGGCATCCATCATGAAAAATCCATTTCATATTATTAACTTAGGTTTTAAAAATATAAGTTAATAATAAATGTGGAAGCGTTTTAAATCGTGGTTTTTTTCAATAAGCGATGTTAATTTACCCTCGTGGTATAAACCGATTGATCCCACACTCCAGGAATTTTTAAAACAATACCACGTATCTACCGAATCCAGTGGGACCGTGGGCGATGACGACGCTAAAGGTAAGAGAAAAAAGCATCATAAACTCCCTCGCGTCTTGAGACGAAAATACGCAAATTTATGTCCATGTTATGATATCCCATACCAAACGCATCTGGGTTCGTGTACATTACTGAAACGAACACTAGGTTCTAAAATGAAATATTCGACGTCCACAAATGTTATTTTTGTCAACTTTTCAAGGTATAATCTCAAATTATCCGTGACGACTATAGCGACGAGTATAAATGGGTTTTCTTTGGGTGTTATGGGTAATAGCATAGAACTAGACGTGAATAAAACTGAACCACAGACACAATCTATTATTCTCAAACCAATATTATTTAAACATGGTTTTGTTGGAAACGTGAGAGATGATGAACGCATATTAAAGCATTTTTCTCGAAGATCCATTAAAGCGAGTTCAAATAAAGCATATTTAGTGATACCCAAATGTCTAGCGTCATCTACTGTTCAGATAGATCCATGTTCACGGGCATATTATTTGACTATAGACGTGGTGGACGACAAGGGTAACGTTGAACGAACTTTAATGAAAGACATCTTACACCGGTCATGTTACGATGTTATATTTAACGACGAAAATATAGATAAGGATTTTAATGTTATTATATACAGACAATTAAAAGATATTCTCAAAACACTAGAACATGAAGATAATCAAAAGGGGCGCCAGATTCATAAAGTAAAAAAGGAATTAAAATTACACGATGAAAAAATTGCACGCATGTCGGCGAGTGAGCGGCAGAAGTATATAGATGCTTAAACGGATGATTATTATAATAAGTAATGTTAGCATCGTATACTGTATTCACGGGTCAGACGAGTTCTGAAAGTGAACTCAAAAAAGAGCTAGCAAAACTTAAACGAGAGAATGGAAAATTGCGCATACAATTACAACAAAAACGTATGAAATCTACACAAGTTCCGCGTGATAACAATAAAAGTCGAAATACAAATTCGATTGGTCATAATATGGAATTGGTGGGAGAGGATTTTCAGGAATTTATAGATCCAGAATTATTAGAAAATGGAGATGGAACGATCGATTAGATAATATTTTCGCCGCGTATTTTAATGAGGCTTTCATTGATAGTTTTACTTTTAATTGTTGTTGTTCTTGTTTCGATGGTTAAAACGGAACAATATTCAAAGGCTTCTGGGTTTGCTGGATATCACGCACCTTCTAGAAGTATCGTGATAGATGACCCCCAGGAAGATCTTTCAAAATACACAGAGCAAGATGAGAAGATCAGTCTCACGAATGATCAAATGGAGGCGATGATTCTCGCAACAAATAAATACATATCGGAACGAACGAAAATGTGTACCTACATAATTGAAACTATATCTGTTAAAAAATTTAAACCTAAAATTGTAAAAAGTGTCGAGGGGAGTGTACAAGAAGTTATAAACAAAGGGGATGTACCTAAAAAGGATTTATATAAGGCTATGTTCATGGTCGTCAAGCACGGTGGATATTCAATCGGGTTTTCAGTAACAGTAGATTTACAATTCATAGATGACACTAATGTAAAGGTATTGAGTGCTCACACACAACCAATAGATATAGATGAACCTCTAAATAAAGAACCTTATTTAGATAGAGGAACTGGTAAAGTATTTATGGATTATAATACGGTTAAGAAATCTGAGTTAGATTTCCTTAAAAATAATTTACTGTAATTGTAATGATCAGTATAGATGAAATTGCGAAGATCGAAGAGAAAAAGAAGCAATTACTGAAAGATACATACGTATCACTTTATAATCAAGTGTCCAAGAAAATACGCCAGACCGTTGAGATTGGAAATAAACAATTATTTGTAGTCATCCCCGGTTTTATAGTGGGACATCCCACATTTGACCGCAGGAAGGCCACACTATATATAAAACGTCAACTTGAACGTGGTGGGTTTATAGTAAAACATATAAATGATTATGAATTATATATCACGTGGAATATCAAGAAGAAAAAACAAGAAGAATCGGTGTTAGAAGAGGAATTTCCATCATTTATAAACCTGAAAAAAGCTGCAAATAAGTACAGGGGAAAGTGATGCGCGATAATGGTTTTTTTAAAAAATTACATATATCATAAATGGATAATCTAAATATTCTGGTAGAGGCCAAAAAAGAGTATATTGGTCAGTTATGTTTATTAATGGCTCCAGTTATGATAGATGTATTTGATGACATGTACGAAGAAGCAAACAAAATGTCCAAAGGGCGGAAGGTATTAGTGATGTTTCAAAAATTATTGAAAGAAGTACCAAATTGGAGTGATGCTATGTCAAAAACACACTCTGATAATATCACAAACCGATGCGCTTGGTTCAGTGATTTATTGGCGGCTGTTTTCGTCGCCACTACAAAAATTTTATCAGCGGTTCGCTTAAGCTCAGACAACAAAAAATTATCACTTAAACTTCCATCAAATGAAGTGTTTATTCAAATGTGCTATAATAACGCAGCAAAAGATATATACAGGGATCCTTACATATTTCACGAATCCCAAAATGAACATCAGCGTAATGATACTTTATTCGAAAGATTTTCAGTCTGCATAGAAACAACAGTTAAGGAACTCATACCTGTACAAGAAATACTCCAAACATATATTTCTCAAAGAGAATCGGACATAAACATAGGGGGTGATATTGAGGATTCACAAGATCCAGAAATAATAGAAGGGGAATCGATGGAGACACAAGAGGATCCAGGGATGGAACCAGGGATGGAACCAGGGATGGAACCCGGGACGGAACCAGGGATGGAACCAGGGATGGAACCAGGGATGGAACAAGGGATGGAACCAGGGATGGAACCAAGGATGGAACCGGGTGTTGCGCAGGAAACAGAACCTGTGTCCGAGCAAATTCCCGTATCCGAAATGCCCAGTCGTTCTCCATTCGAGGATGAATTTAGAAATATTCGTACATCTCGCATACCTCAGGAAAAGACTTACACGGATTCTACCCAAGAAGATGTATTATTTCCAGATGCAGCGGATGATAGAAGAAAAAAAGTTGGTTATTATTAAATGGAAATAGAAGATTATCTTCGAGATCCCGTTTGGGCAGCTATTATAGCTGGGGGTATAACAGCTGGATACATACACGCAAAGGCGAAGTTAAATAATGAAGGAAAGTTGCAAGTAAGTGCATACGCTAAACCAGCCACACTCGTGGCTATTTTAGTTTTTTTTATAGTAACAAATGGTTTAGGTAAGAGAGAGACTATTTCCACCGAACCATTTTAGTATTCTAACTTAAAGATATAGTCTATTATATAATAACACTAGACCAATGACCTCGGTATCCGCATTTACAGATATGATGGAGCAATTCCTTGTGGAACTGCATAAGACGTTTCCAGAAGAAAAGGGACTCCGCAAATGTAAATCTGCATTTGATTTAATGAAAAGTGCAAATCCTCGGCTTATCGTCGACGGGTTCATGGCTAGTGTTTCACCACACGCAGACAAGCTTACAGCTAAGGATGAAACGTTTTTTATAGAGGAATCAAAGAATATGGATTTTATTAAAGATGTTAATTTGAAGTCTCATTGGGGCAACGCAAAACAAGCTACAAAAGATGCTATTTGGCAATATGTACAAACACTGTATATGTTAGGAACGACTATTCAGCAAATCGACCCCAAAACGCTATCGGTTATAGAAAGCGTAGCATCTAAAATGGCGAACGAATTAGGGGAGAGTGGAGGGGATTTGGATGAAGCTCAACTGCTTAAATCTGTACAGGGCATGTTGGGAGGGATGTTGAAAAAATAAACCTATACTAATATAAATGAGCACTGTATTCGAAGATCCTATGCAGCTTGTAAAAGCCGATAAGGTAACTGAATTTTGGCCAAATAATAGTCAGTCATCAGACGAGCGCATAAATGCAACAGCCCGTTTTATTATATATGCAACGTGTATCATCTATCTAATTAAGAGAGATGCTCGTATATTTGTTTTAGGTGCGACAGTTCTCGGCGTACTATATGTTATGCAAAAATCAAACATGATTAAAGAGGGGGTTGCGAGACCTGTAGCAGTTCGTCCAGTTCGCGGAGGTGCATGTCAAAGACCAACACCAGACAACCCAATGGGGAATGTGTTATTGAGTGATTATAACGATAACCCAGATCGCCCAGCTGCGTGTTATTACCCAACGATTAAGCAGAACGTGAATGCTCACGCTACTGATCGTATTCCATATGGACCAGCTCGCTCTCGTTCCGCCTTGCCCCAATATCAAAGGAATGCATTATCTAGACAGTTTGTATCCAGTCCAGTTACGGATATCCCAGGAGATCAAACTGCATATGCTGAATGGTTGTACGGAGGAAAAAATAGACCAATGTGTCGCTCGGATCCTCGTATGTGCGATCCCGATGCGAGAGGTGTTCAATTAGGTGCATTCGCGGGTCTCGATCCAAATGGGGATAAGAGAAGTGGTATGCATAGGGGGTCTGGTCTTGGTGGTGGACTCACTACTTAAATTTTAGGTTAGTAAATATAAACGCTGATACTCGATTTACTTATAAACAAAATGTTATATAATAGTAAATGGCGTACCAACTTCAACCAGGTTTGAATATTGTTCAACATCCAGCTGTTCCACCCGTGTGCGCGACGGCCGATGTTAATCCTTTACCTCAGCCCACTTCATTAAATTATGGGTCTCGCCCAAACACCGTATTATATGGGACAGCTCCGTACATGGCCGGAAAGGGTAGTCCAGCAGAATTCATTGAAACGAGTGATCAACTTAGACCACAAACAACATCTCAATTTAATAAGAATTTAGTCGAAACTTACAGACGGGGATATTTCCCACTCCAGAATGTTCAATGTAAAGTTCCCCTTCGAACTCGAACATATGAACCATCCAGTACCCGAGCCAATACACAAAATGGTATGTTTTTGCAAAGGTATGGGAATAAAAATGTGTCTAAGTAGTAAGAAAGATGGCTGATCCTATATCTATTTTAGCTATTGCGGGCTTAGTGTACGCTGGTCGTACATTAAGTAAACCACACAAAGAAACTTATGAACCTGAAACGGAAGAACAACCCTTACAAGAAACACCCGATTTTGTTATTCCAGATAGTGACGACACCGTTGTTATACCAAGTAAAAAGGTCGAAATGCCTCAATTCGGGGATATAGCGCCTCAGCAAAAATCGAGCGGTCAGGAGATATTGGAAATGCGAGATCGTATGTTTGATACAGGACGAATGAATAATTTGGCACCTATAGAGAAACAACAAGTTGGACCCGGCCTCGGGGTCGGTAGCGAAATACCAAGTTTTGGCGGTTATCAACAACTATTCCGTGTTAATCCAGTCAACGTGGGGGAATATAAATTAACAACACTTCCAGGTAGAACTGGACCAGGTGGGGATATAACGGGTGGCCGAAGAGGACTTGCGGGACAACTTGGTAATAATAGACCAGAAAAGACTGCATTCCTTCCAGAGAGACTGCCTACTGTCCCAGGACGAGCGCAGGGTATGTCCGGCGTTACACCAAGACAAGAACATGAACGTACAAAGCGTACAACGAATAGGTCCGAAACTGGTTTGAGAACAGACGGTCTTTCGAATGCACCCGCGAAGCGGTTTATACCAATGAGCACCCGTGCACAGGATCCGACACGTAATAAGAAGGATGGTAATGTAGAACAATATCAATACGCGAATCAACCAGCTCCAGGTATACATAGTTTCCATCACGGATACATCAATGCCCCAGGTAGCAAGATTGGAGAAAAGAGAACTTACGGTACACCACACACAGTTCAAGAATTACAGAACTACGGTTTCAGACCAGACGATCGTCGTGGAAAACCAAATAGATCTGGTGGTGCTGGTAGAATGAATGTCAGAGCTGGACCACTTAATCAAGGTGGTTTAGTAACGAGTATGCGTGCCGATTCTAGTAGAATTGACGGTCGTGTGAATGCCGCTAACGGAGCGTGGACACAACAATATGAAAACTCTAAATTCCACCAGTTTAACGCATATAAGGGTATGTATAACCCACACGCGGCTAATATGAATTTGGACTTGGCCAAACACCAACTCCAGAAGAACCCACTCGCGCATAGTCTTTCATAATTGTAATAAAATCAGTATAAGATCGAGATAAACAATCATTAAAATATTATCCATATATTTTAATGAAGGTACATACCTTAGACATAGATAGTGGTGAAAGAGATCCTGTTTTATATCCCAATCCCGCAGACTATGTTGTGAGTTTAAAAAATCCAATTTACGACGTGACTAAAATTTCACTTATATCAGCCCGAATACACGCGAGTCAAATGTTAATCAATGAACGCAATAATACGTTTTCTGTGAATGGGGTAACGACGTCATTACCAAATGATAACTATTCAGGAGCTACACTCGCTTCAGCTATGACTTCGGCTTGTTCAAATATAGCGACAGCTGCGTACGATTCTGGTACGAATGATATCACATTTACAAATTCGTCAACACCATTTACACTCGAATTTTATGGAGGTGTGCGTGGGTATCACACCAATGTACTCGTAGATGGGTACACGACACCACACGATATTTTAGGGTTTTCTGCGAGTAATGTTTCATCCACGAATGTAGGTGGAACACAAACACTAAAAACGGGAGCTATAAATTTACAGGGACCCGATGCGATTATAGTAAAATTAAGTAGTGGTTCTGAAGAATTTAACAAGACTATATTTTCAAAGACCCCCTTTTACACGGGTCGTATCCTGATGTGCGGGGATGTTATTAATTTTTCAGGTGTCGACGACATTGTTGAGCATAATTTTGATTCCGGACCCAGGAATATAACGAGTTTGCGTGTACAATTCTTTTACAGTAGTAATAATCAATTAATTCCATACGATTTTAGAAGTGCAAATCATATACTTAAACTAGCAGTAACGTGTTCTACGAATAAACTAGAGAGTGTTCCTAAAGTTATGAGAGATATGTCTCTCCCACCGCCTATGAAAATCCCCGAATTAGAGGATCCGCATAGATGGGATGCGTTTGTATCTATTTTTGTAATAGTATTAACTGGTCTCATATTATTGATATTTATGAGAAAACCAAAATCTATCGAGTAACGGCGAAGACTGGTGTGCGTGGCTTTTCGACACGTGGAGACAATCTGGAGATACCGAGATAGACGAGAACCGACAACAAGGTAGTGAAGATCGCAGTCAAAGCGTAGTTCGCACCACCATTCTTGTTAACCTTGACGATTTGGTTGATAACCCATCGCACGAGATCCATCCAAGAGAGCGCAGCAGCGAAGCTGAAGCCAGCAACGACGGCGTTGAGGCTTTGAGATTCGAGTTCCTGAGTAACAAGCGTGAGTGTTTCGTCCATTTTTTATACTATTAAAAGATATTTTATTCTGGGAGTAGTTCCTCCTCGACTAATATTTTCTTGTATTCGTTTTTTTCAAATCCTTTCATATCTTTAACTTTTTTGTTAAATTTGCGAGGTTTATTATTTTCACATGAATCAACTAACTGAACATGTGTAATGGTTTGCTCCGAGATAGTGGTTTCTGTGGTGGTGGAATCTGCACACGAATCTGTATCCGTATCCGTTTCAGTTTCGGAAGTATCGCTTCCACACACACTAAAGTGTTTGTAATCAGCGTCGTCCCACCCTGATGGAACTTCGGTAGGATCTAATTCCATTATTATGATAAATGTTTTTTATTTATTGTGTTCTTTCCCAGAAATCATCGTAATTATCATCAGTTAATTCGGAATTATTATCGATGGAATCTTTTATCATTTGTTCTGCCTCATTTTGAGGTACCCACTCGTCCCAAATATCGTAGGATTCGTTTATTTTCAGGAATTTATCATCGTCCCCTGAATAACGTTCAAATTTTAAACCTTCTTCTTTTTCGTTAACAATTTCAAAATCTTCTTCATCACTATCTTCGTCATCATCGTCGTATATTTCCGGGAAAAGGGAACCGGAATGTAGTCCTACTTTGTTCATGGCGCAATATTTAATACAATATTCCATATCTTGGGATAAAATTGTATCACGCCCACACGCTTTTGCGTATTCTCCTGATAATACCAGAGCTTGCTCTAATACGGGTTGAATTATATTAACGGCTGTTTGTTCGATGTCCATTATTGTATAAATAGTATTTTACTGATCCCATTTTCAATGCGAAGTATGTTGTAACTTAGGGCATATACACGCAAGCCGCGGTCTCCGAATCCAGCGTGTGGGTTGATTTTTATTTTGATGTTTTGGTTTTTTATAAAACTGAAGTTTTTCTGTCCAGTTGGGTACCAGCGCTCTGGTTCGAGACTGAAGCTATACGAATAGAAACGTCGGTAAAGGGGTGTTCGTGAATGGTGTATACCACTTTGAACTGCGCGTAGATTTATTAAGCTACCTGTATCTTCGTCCAAAATAGTTTCCCCATCGAGTGTTAATGAAAGGTGATGAAGATTTTCATAATTTATATATCTCGACATAGGAATAGCGCTCGAGTGAGAAGATCCCGTGTTTAGAATTTGTTCGGTGTGGTCCCAATCAAAGGCGGATACCCACCGAGTATTGCTGGGAACTGGTATGACCTTTTGAATCACAAAGAATAGTTCTTTTACAGGGTTTACAAAATTCAGTCTATATGTCGCTTCTGAAAATGTGTTATGGTTATCTTCTCTGGGAAGTGGATCAAATGTATTTTCCTGTATTTGCGTTACTATATAATCAATTTTGTTGCTTTGTAGTTTAGCTCTTTCTGGTTCATCTAAACAGACCATTTCGGCAGTGACTTTGAGACTTTTAATAAGGTTTTTGATTTCGATACCATGTCTGCGTAGATATCCACCAGATGTTTCCTGATAGTGATAACAATCTGCAGAATTCGCCAATTTAAATACGACTTCGACTTCTTGTTTATCTATGGCACATAATGGAATCGCCAATTCTGGATTATTATAGAAATAGAATGGAATGTCTACAAAATATTTAGTATCTACAGTGGCATATGGGAGATATCCCAATATATCCGAACCATTAACTTTAGATCCAGATAATTCACCTGGTGGTTTTCCTATTAGGGTAGCTAATGGGGTCTGGTTTGTTTGTGTTATGTACAGTTCGCTATAAATTTGTAGAAAGTTTCGCGGTATGCGTTGTATTAATTGACCACCAATAAAAAGCTCTACATACTCAAACATGGCGTGTCCAATTGATTCGTTATACCTAGTCCCATCTGTACCTCCCACCAAGGATTGGTTTATGGGTGATAATTCAATTTTAAAACTTAATGTTTTTAAGAGATCCCCTTGATTTTGTGGAATCGTACAACGTAAATTATTTCCAAATTCTACTTCACCATCTACGTCAAGATCAACAAAGAACGTAGAAAAATTTGTATGTTTTTTGAAATTCTTTATAAAATACGTATACTCTGGGTCTTCTGTAAAGAATATGTCTTGTGGGCCTGATGTTGCGAGTTGTACTCTACCGGCCATTACTATTATTACTACCTAAAATTTTAAACCACCTAGACCGCTTTCTATTCTTAAAACGTTATAATTTACGGCGTAAACCCTAACAGTGTTACCACTTGAATTGGCGAGTTCCATTTCAAGTAGTTTATGAGAAACTCGACTCATATTTACTTGTCCTGTCGGTCTATATGTTTCCGGTTTAAGAGAAAAACTATATAACCCAAATCTGGAGTTGGTATCTGGGTATCCGGTATGATATTTAAGAGGTTGTTCATTTTCTAACATCATATAATCTGCATCTATAACGGTATTATTGTTGAATTTTAACGTAACGTTATTAATTTTTGTATGTTCATCTATTCCCCCGTCTTTAATAGCTATGAAATACATCTCTTTGACCGGGTTTTTAAAATTCACCATGATTGCCTTTTTAGATTCTCCCGACTCCATACGAAATTGTGATTTTTGAACTTGTGTTATCACATATTCGATGGGTCTCGTGAGCATGAAATTACGTTCATCTTCTGTTATATAAAAGAAATCCGTTATCAGGGACAGATTTTTCATAGTAGACGCAACATTCGATGGGGGTGTAGATGCAGTACCACCCGAATAGGATATAGATACATCCTTTAGTGGTTTGAATTTAACCCGAATTTCCACGAGTTGTTTCGTGAGTGCATGTACAGGTAAAGCTAAACTCGGGTGTCGGAAAAAATAGAAGGGTAGGAGTACATTATATGTAAATTCGGTACCAACCGTTATATATTGGTCATGTCCCGTTAAAAAATAGAGTGTTTGATTTGTGTCGTCTGTTGTATTATGGAGCTGGTCGTACATATATATGTATTCACCGGTGAGACGCTGTATAGTTTGACCACCAATAGATAGATCTATGTAGTCTATTATACGAGTACCTATAGATTTATTAAATCGTGCATTTGTCCCAGACGGATGTGTTAGGGTGAATCGAAGCATCATACTTCTAATGAGATCTCCTTTATTATTGGGTATACGACATTCTAAAATATTATCGAAGTCGACCGTACCGTCAAATGGTGTTTCTATTGACTCTGCTGCGAATCGAGTATGCCGTCTGAAGTTCATCAAGAAATACGAGAATTGAGGTTCTCCCGTGAGCCATTTATCAGGAATTCCTTTAGTAGCTAGATTTAAACGTCCGGCCATTCTTACTATTCGTGAGTAAAATTTTGTGAATTAAAACGACGCTATATTTTAGATGAATCTTCAATTACGAAAATTCAAACCTGAACGAATGGCAGACGATAAAGTTTGTGTATTTATAGGTAAACGTAATACTGGTAAATCTACTCTGGTAACGGATATTCTGTTTCATAAGAAACATCTACCAGCGGGCGTTGTTATGTCGGCAACAGAGGAGGGGAATCATTATTATCAACAATACGTTCCAGATTTATTCATATACGGGGATTATGATAGAGAGGCTATAGAACGAGTATTAGAAAGACAGAGAAAACTTATAGGTTCAGGAAAGACACAGAATAGTGGAGCATTTTTACTTTTAGATGATTGTATGTATGATTCTAAATTCATGAAAGATACATGTATTAGACAGTGTTTTATGAATGGAAGACATTGGAAAATATTCTTTATGCTTACTATGCAATATTGTATGGACCTTCCACCCGCTTTACGCGCAAATGTAGACTATGTTTTTATTTTACGCGAGAACATAATACAAAATCGAGAAAAGCTCTATAAGAGCTTCATGGGGATTTTTCCTTCTTTTCATCTGTTTAATCAGGTGATGGATGCTTGTACGGAAAACTATGAATGTCTTGTACTTGACAACACTTCAAAATCAAATAGAATTGAGGACTGTGTATTTTGGTATAAAGCGAGTGTACGTAAAAATTTTAAGGTCGGTGCACCTCAATTCTGGCAAACGCATAAAAAGATGTTTAATCCAAAACACGATAATATGAAAAAAGGAAACCTTAAGTCAGCGGCAAAGAATACAAATTTTACTATAACTAAAAAGAAATGACACTTGTTCGAGAGTTAATTAAAAGACAAATTAGGAAAGTACACGCGTTACCCACAATCTCGTTGAAATTACCCGAAGAGTTATTATTTCCACATACGAGATTACCCTCAGAAATTGCAGACGATTCCACTTTTAGTCATGGGTATTCATTTTATATAGATGTAAACCACGAAAAAACCCAGATTCGCGTCAACGATACCATGACTGCACGGGAGAGAGATCATATTTTACCAAAATACAGGCGGATGTTAAGAGAAATACATCCAAATTACGACGTGATAACTACAGGACGAAGCGCGTAAATGTTTTTTGGGAAAAAAGTTAGATACTATTAAATGACCGATGTACACACACTAAATTTAGCTGATTCGGGTGATGGTATGGTGTCGTTAAATAACCCATCGACATCGTTTATTCCAAATACCTCGCAGAATTTCCCGGAAAAAAATATAAGTGAAAATAAACAGACAATGGACTCTACACCAATTTCGGATATTATGGGCCAGACACAAGAACCACTGGAACCACCAATGATGGCCGCCGATCCACGCATGGTTCAATCTCAAATGCAGGCGCCAATGATGGCTTTGCAACAACCAGTTCAACAACAAGCACAAACAGAAGAAAAGAAGAGTACAGGAAACCCCCTCAACCTCACAGACGAGCAATTGCAACTTGTTTTAATTGCTGTGTGTACTGGCGCGGCTATCAGTAAACCAGTTCAGGAGAAGTTGGCGAATTTTGTACCCCAATTTTTGAACGCGAATGGTAATAGAAGCATGGTTGGACTTGCATCTACCGGTGTTGTCGCGGCCGCTATGTTTTACATTGTTAAGCGATACGTATAAATATCATAGTTAAATTGTATTAATATCAATATTAATAAGAAATTCTCAGTTCTTATTTATATAAAATATATACTTATAGTAATAATGCCTGTTAGTAGTTCGCGGCGAATAGGTGGATCAATGACGGTGCCCAGGTTTACAATGGGTAGTTTCAGATCGGGATTTTATAATACCGACGATGGTAATCGAGGACGGCGGCAAGGACAACGACAAAGCAGACAACGTACCATGAACGAACGTCGCGGTATTTTAAGATATATTCCCAATTCTAATTCTAATTCTAATTCCAATTCGAATAACAATAACAATAACAAAAACAAAAACAAAAACAAAAACAATACAAAAAACAAGAATGTCATGGCGTGGTT